CTCCGCTGGTGCCACCTTGCCCCGCTTACTTAGGGTTGTGTTAACCCTGGGTAAGTAACGACTCAGTCGCTACCCACCTCCACCGCGTTTTGAGCTGTCGCGGAACAGCGTAGCGGCATGGCTCGAGTGTTCTGGTTTGAGGTAACACAGACTGGTTAGAGGAACCAATCTGAGCGCTCATCCTTAATAGCTCAAGCCAACCTGGCTCTCCTGTCTTGAAATAAACAGGCTGGAGCGTCTTAATCTTTACCTCCCAACGCATATACCGCTTATTATAGCGGGATTTATACGTTGATAGGAGATAGGACAAGACCTCCTGATCCGTCCATTCGGATTCCACGAATGCGAAGAGAGATCTCCGCGTATCGTTTGTCCGTGGGACTGGGCCAAGTTTCTGTTCTACACGAGACCTCAGCCAAGCCGAGGCCTCAATGCAGCCGCGTCCCTGCAAACTATTGCAATAGCTCACATAAGACGCGGACGCCGCTGGCGACAACTTCTCCGCCCACTGTGCTTTAATACGGATAGGGCTGACGTCTTCAAACTTGAAGGCATCAAGCCCACACGATTCTCGGAAGAACCGTCCCGTACTGCACTTGCCCTCATTGAACTTCAGATGAAGCTCTTCGAAGACAGGGCGGAAACGTTCGTAATCGCTCTTACGAGCAATTATGTCGTCGCCGAAGACGTACACCTCAGGAATCCGCAAATTACGAATTGTCCAAGGTATAGCCTTCATGACTGTGCCAACTGCAAGCGCCCAGAATATGAGCGCTTCTACGGGGAAACAACAAGAACTCCCCATAGGCGCAAACTTCTTTAAGCGCAGCAGTGTCCCTCCGGGCAGTTCGGTTTGCTCACTCCGACACGCACACAAATGTTTGTATACGTGGGGCGGAAAGAGCTGCCTCACCAACCAAAGGGAGACACGATCACTAGCCTCTTCCATATCTAGGGTACACATGTACCCGTCGTACGAATTGGCTAACGCTAGGTCACGGTTAACAGTCTGGTCTGTGAAATTCACATAACCAGCAGTAAGGTTATTAGGGTCTTCAATTGTCTTGAAGAGTTCCCTCATAACCCCCTGTTGGATCCACTGTATTTCTAGTGGCTCCATACTTATCAACCGCGGCCCCCGGGAGTCCTTTGGTACCAAGGTCACTTTGGCCGTTGGCACCTCCTCGACGAGGAGATCAAGGACTTCCATTTCGTCCACCAGGTGTGTGTAGTTGAAAAAGAAGTAATCCGAATACGGATACAACTCATCCAGCTTCACATAAAACCGTGAGAATTTCATTTTCTCCCACGGCTTCTCCCCAGTGGACACCGCGCCCGGACCATGTCCTGGATGTATCTCCGTAGGGTTGAACCTGCGAAGTACAAACGCGATCAGCACTCGAGCGTTGTCAATTGCTCTTTGTGCTTCAGGAGACAACGGCACCTCTGCCATCTCCTCGGGCAACGAACCATCAGTTTCAACAAATTTGTCGATAACCGCGGCCGATGCACTGTCGCTATGCGGGACATCCAGCTTATACAACAGATAACATACCTGTCGTATGGCACGGACTGCTCGAATCTGCCGGAGTGCATCCCCGACGTCATCGAATTCTGCAACAAGCCCGTCTTTGTCGAAGACGAGTTCCCAGAATCCTCTCAGAAAAACCGGGAGGAATGGTGCACGCTTACTAAGTTTGAAAGCGTGTCCCTTAGGGAACGGGCAACCGCTGCTAAGTGCTTTGTCTAAGCACTTACCGAGCGCTGGAAGAGTTTTCGTAAGAAAACTCAGCCCCTCGACAGAGACTCTCTCTAGTATTCGACTTTCGTCGAGTGCTATTGAGGAGGACCGGATGCTGCAGAGAGCAGCTTGATCCCTTAGAACTCGGACGGCCAGATTGACGTAAAAGTCGTTCTGGTCGGGCTTTGCAGGTTTCCTCTTCATTGAGGTCTCCTTCCAGCACACCAAAATGTCGTCACCAGATCCAAGGGAGGCTCAGTCTGAGTCAATTAAGACTCCCCACCAATCCATCGGTCGAAGAAAGCAGTCTGGTCACCATCATAGGTGGCTTCGCCGCTCCCGCCGATAAACAGACCGGTGAACTGAGCCCAAAGGGCAGACAACTGCTCCGCGGTTACACCGCTTTGCGGAATATCTGCCACAGCATAAAGAGCAACCGGCTTAGCCGTGTTCTCGATGCTGTCCTCCACCACGTACGCTTCCAAGCGCACAAGGTGGCGGTCGCGTGCACTTGCACCTTTTCCCACAACAGTGTGAGAAAATTTGAGTACTTTCGGCTCACCATCGTCCGCGGTAAGATCCTTGCGGACTGTGGCTTGGCCGGTAAGACTCGCGAGAGTAAATGGCTGCTGCACTGCAGAGCCGCTCGCAACAAGTACATCGGCCTGAAAGGGATCTGGCAACATAAGTGTGCCTCCGTTGATCAGCCAAACGCTGACCTGTTATGGGCTAAAACCACGCATTCACCATCCTAGTGTTTGCGAGATCTCGACCCAACCAATGCAGTAGCAATAACCCACTGCATACCTCTTGGGGTACGCCAGTTAGGTAACTGCTCTGCGGTGGGCACTGGGATTCCAGGCCACCTATGATAAGAGTCGACTCTACGCTGAGCCGACCCAAGGCTGGGGGTTAGTGTCCATTCGGAGGGAACAAAGGTCGTCCAGCCGGGTATATCCAGATGGATACTCCCGATTGAACTGATCCTCATCTCCTCCACTAGCTGGTACTTAATTGACCGGCAGTAGTCGTAAATGACTACGGACACTGGGAGATTGGTTAGATCCCAATTCTCTAACAGGCTGCTCACGTTCCAAACCCAGTCGACCACGAAACTAAAGGGTATGATCTGCCAAACATCGCTGATTGACAGGTTCACGCCCCAGTAATCCATCTCCGCGAGAAATCGCGTTAGTCCCGGTGGATAATCCGGGATTGAGTAGGAAAACTCTAAAGTGCCGTGGTAAGACAGATTCTTGATAGAACGGGTCAAGTCGGCGTTGAACGACGCAAACAAAATGTCTGCGTCGGCTAGACCTTCCCAACCTTCGTCCTCCGGGCTGATGCCCAGAGTGTACGAGTCGTTAAACCAGGAATCGGGCTTAAACGTGAGCGGAGACAGAGCCTTCTGAAAGTGAAGGGTCTGGCGCTTACCAGCTTGCTCCAAAAACTTGTCGACATCGTCGGCAACGTTCTCAAAGCGTTGGGCAAATGCCTTTATGTCACTGACAAAAGGAAGCCAGCCGAAAATTCCGGCTAGGAAGTGCCCACTAATCTGGCTCAACGGTCGATCGAACAGTCGAGACACCTGCACAGGACATCGGAGTAGAAACTCCTTCAGCCCCAGCATTAAGCTCTTTAGTTCGAGCATTTCGAAAAGGGCTCGAGGAGCACTCCAACCCTGATCTAGTTGAGGGATCATAGTGTCTAAGGCCATCCTGTCCAACACCAAGATTTTATCCCTAAAACCTTGAGTGTTGATAGGTAGGTAAGGATCCTCCATTAGGAGGGTTCCGTCCCCAAAGGCCTCAGAATAGAGCGAAGCGATGCCAGAGATCTTCAAACGTCGAAAAGTGTGGTCCTGATACCATTCAGGATAATCACACTGCTCGTCCCCATCGCCGCCTTCGACCAAACGGTCGGCCTCGACGATGAGCCAGTTATCGGTCTCGACATCTACAGCAACTTTAAGGTGACGACAGGGATTATACCTCGTGAAATGGCTATTGATATAGCTTATCCACTTGGAAACCTTAGTCACCTTCTGGTCGGGAATTTCTCCCTCCCAGGATACTGTGGGAATGACTGACATACTTTCGTAGTCGTCCTGCCCACATCCACTCCACCAATGCTCTTTGTAGGCGTAAAAGCCTTCGAGCTTGGCGGCGCGAACTGGCAAATTGCCAGGTATCAAAGTCCACTTCGTTGGCACTTTTCTCTGCCTCCTTATCCGGTTAAAGAGGACCCC